ATGGCACGCAAAGCAAGAAACGGCATCGTCTACCCGTACAAAGTCGAACGGAAAAAGAAGCTGGCCGATGGCACAATCAAGGCTTACCCCAGCTTCGAGTTCAAGATCGACGGGAAGACCTACAGCTGCAAGAAGTACGCCGACGCGAACCGGCGTCTGACCGAACTGCTCCAAGAGCGAGCCAAATTCGGCAGCACCAGCAACACGTCAGTCACGTTGGGCGCATATTCGGAACAATGGTTGGAACGACGGCAGAGGGATGCAGACCCGAAGACGTTCGCCAACTATCGAACCATCGTCCGCAAGCATCTGCGCCCGTACCATTCGCAGAAAATGTCGAACCTGAACGCCGCAGTCTGCGACCGCATCGTAAATGGTCTCACCGTCGCGAAGACCATCGATGGCAAGAAAATGCACGTGAAGGCCAGTCTCAGCCTCCGCCGCCAGACGCACACCACATTGAACCAGATTTGCAGTGCCGCCGTAGCAGATAGGATTCTTCCCACGAATCCGATGGGTGGCGTTCCTACTCCGAAGGACAAGGACATCAGTCTTGCCGACGAGCGCAAGAACGAAGCGCACGAGCGTACCGCATTCACCGATGACGAGGCGAAGCGTATCCTCCAAGCCGCCAATGAGTTGGGCATCCGCAAGGGTGCGAGGGAATGGTTCAGACTATGCACCGGTATGCGCCCAGGCGAAATCTTGGGGGCTTCACTCCAAGACCTCGAACTGACCACCACGGCAAACGGCATCCCCTACGGCGAATACACCGTCAACTGGAAACTGGAGGAGTTGAAGAAGGAGCACGGTTGCGGCGAACCAGACCGTAAAGGCGTGTACCCGTGCGGATACAAGCGTGGTGCCGCATGTCCGCAATGGAGGTGGCGTATTCCAGACGGCTTCGACATGATCGAGTTGCAAGGCCGCTGGTGTCTCACGCCGCCGAAATCCAAGCGTGGAAGGAAAGTGCCAATCATTCCCGCATTGGCGCAGACACTCGAAGCATACTTGGTGGATACCGCTGAAATACCGAACCCGCATGGACTCCTGTTCCGTCATGATGACGGCTCGCCCATCGAGCCGGAAGAGGATATCGAACAGTTCCGCAAACTGTTGGAAGCGGCGGGAGTACCCAATGCGGAGCATAGGAGCCGTCACGAAACCCGTCATACCGTCGTTACCATCCTGATGTCTATGGGTGTTGATGTCGGACTGGTGGAGGAAATCGTGGGCCATTCCAGCCGTCTGATGGTCGAACACTACCGTCATGCCGGGTTGAAAGAACGGTTGGCCGCAATGGAAACGATGAACTCCGCATTAGACTTGAAGCAGATCGAACAGAAAGGTGTCGTAAATGCCGCATGAGCTTGATGTAGTTTCGTATAAGGAAGGATACGGCCGAGGATTCGATGAAGCATTGAGACTCGTAGAACGATATGGGTACGTACTCAACGCGCCCAGAATGGTGATAAACGGAGCTGGCTACGACGGCTGGCATCCAGAAGACGAGTTCCCGAAGAAAATAACCATCACCGAACAGCAGTTGGACATTGAAAAACATGCGGCTGTGCAATCTGTGGTGGATTGCATCAGGGAAAAGCATTGCAACATGTATCAGTGTCGCTATTACGACCAAAGGGGCCAGCAAATAGACTTCGGCGATGGAGATAGAGCCAATCGAACCGCTGAATAGGAACAAGCCCGATGCAGAATAGGACGCCTTGGAAACGTTGCAATACTGCGGAAACCTGTAAGACGATTGCAGAATAGGACGCCCTAAAACACAGAAAAGCCCCTCCCACAGCACGGAAGCTAAGAGAGGGGCAATTCAGACTCGCGGTAGCATGTCATACAGTTTTTGAGTGTCCAATGTCACGCCATGCATTCGGCTGAAATCAGCCTCACCGCCGTGTATCCTGTCGGCCTTCACATCCTTCGTGAGCTCGCGCTTCCACTTCGTCCAAAAATCATCATGCTCTTTCTTGGTCATGATGATGATTCTACCGTGCGAAACACAAAAAGCCCCTCCCCCAGCGTAATCGCTGAGAGAGGGGCAAACTTGTACACAGGACGTACTAGTTGGGCATAGTATTCTTACACTTCTCCAACATCATGTTAGAGAAATGAAAGGTTTCTACTCGGAATACCGGGCCTTCAACTCGCTGACGCCAATCAAAGCGCCAACCAGCACGGCCAGAGCGTTCAACGTGGTCACGATCTGGTCAACGCATGGAAGGTTCCATGCTGGGCCTACCACATGCACGAACACGGCCAAAGCGGGCAACGCGATAAGCGCCAACCACTTCAGCACCTTGTACGCTTCGTCCGGCAGGATGTAGTTGTTTTCCTCGCCAGTTTCTTCCTGCGGCTTTTCGCCGTCATTCTGAGTCTCCTTGACTTCATCGACCATAGTTACTCCAATCACCAGTAGAGGGTTTCGCCCGGATAGATCAACGCCGGATTGCCGGAACGATACCCGTGGATGCTGTACATGTTGACCCCGTAATATGCGGCGATGCCGCCGAGGGTGTCGCCGGAACGAACCACGTACCGTCCACCGGTGGCGACCGTGCCCGTGCCGGTGCGACGGCAGACGGTCTCGCCAGCGTAGATGACGTTCGGATTACCCGAACGGTACCCCGTCCACTGGTTCCACGAACCACCATTGCTAGCTGCGATGGAACTCAACGTGTCACCGGACTTGACGGTCACGCACAGGCTGCCGCAGTTCACCGCAGTGGACGCGCCACCAGAGCCGCCGAGACGCTGGTTAACTATCGCCATCACCGTGTCATAGGCACCGCCAAGAGCCTGACGACGCTCATTGCCGTTGCCGTACACGCCGCGAATGACCTTCGTGGCCATGTCATTGTAGTCCGGCGTGGCAGTGACCTGCGGCCTGACCGGATCATGTCTCACCTCGGCATGGGTCTTACCCCTATCGCCGTTCGCGATCTTCTGCCAAGCGTCACGCTCACCGAAGAACAGGTTCAAATCCAACGGGCCGACACCGTTCAGATAGCCGGTGGACGCATACTGCACCATGCCCTCGCCCTTGCTACCAGCATTCCACGGAGTGGACTGCCAGCCGGTCGCGTTCATGGAAGCGTACTGAGCCTTCCACAGCATGCAATGGGCGCGCACGTCGGACGGAATCTGATACACGGCACTGTCCTGCACGTACACGATGGGCCAAACCTTGGTACGCGAATACACCTGGTTGACCCACTGGCGCACCCAGTCGCCGTTGCCCCAAGCTGCGTTGCCGTTGGACTCCCAGTCCAACGCGAGCACGCACTGGCCCACATAACCGTTGAACTGATTCAGGTAATGGTTCACCTCGGCGGTGACGTTGCCGCCGTCCGCGTAATGGTAGCCGCCGCAAGCCTTGCCGGTCTGACGTGCCCAATCGGTCTGGCTGCGCCAAGACGGGTTCACGTAGCCGCCACCCTCCGTGATCTTAACGATGGCCGCGTCGGCGTCCACCACGCGCGTCACGTCTGCACTCTGCCAGCCGGAAACGTCGATGATGTTCATGTTCGCGCTGGCGACCGGCGCGACGGCGACGCACAGCACCGCAGCCAACGCGGTCAGCGGCTTGCCGATATGCCGACGCAGACGCTTGTGCTTCGGCTTGCCTTTGTTGTTGAGGATGCCCACATCCTCTCCTTCCCGCCCCCAAGTCAAGGGGCAATAGAAAAGCCATCCCGAAGTGGGATGGCTTTAAAAACTGATGCGAAAATCAACGCAAGTGCGCGTTGAGCAGCGCGACCGTCATATCTTCCGTGACGCGCAGTTTCGCGGTCGTCACGCTGTTGGCCGCGAGCTTGTCGGCTGTGACCGCAAGAGCGGTGATGTGCCGCGCCTGCACGCTGTTCGCAACCAATTTGCCGGACGTAACCGCGTCAGCCACCAGCTTGTCCGTGGTGACAGCGCCAGCCGGAGAGCCTGACTTCTGATGCGCGCCATGATTGAACACGAGGACGAGCGCGAGGAGCAGCAGGCATGCGCCGCCTGCGATGGCTAGATGCGTCATTGCCTGTCCTCCAAGTATTTTTCGGCGGCAGCGATTATCCAGCATTGCGCGTCCAATTTCTCAAGCTTCGACAGCTCGTAGCTGACGGCCTCGCTGTGGTCGGTGTCCTTGTCGCCGTAGATCAGGCTGATGATCGTGTTTTTTATCGTGTCCCGGCATAGCTCGTCCAAACGTCCGTCGAATTTCTCGGTACGCTCGCCGAGCTGTCGCGTCTTGGCGAAATGCTGCGAAAGCGGACTGTCATAGGGCAATCGTTCCGGTTGCACGTGCGAGTACAATCCGGTCGCCAGCGCATCCAACGCGCCAGGCCAGACTTTCAGGCCGAGCGTGATGAGAGCGCACGCGCCACCCACACCCCCGAAACCGGCTAGAAAATTCTGCAACACATTACATCTCCTTAAAAATCAGTTTTGCCGTGGCATGAGGTCGCCGTATAGTGCGTCCATTTTTGGGACGAGCTTCTTGTATTCCTTCCAATCCGCTTGTGCCATGAGATTGATTGCCGAGAATTGCAGCGGATGATTCAACGGACACTTCAACTGGATGTATCGCATGTTATCCATGTGGAAATCAAGACCAAGGAATGCCGTTCCGGCCGTATTGTCATGATGCAACAGGACTCCACCAGTCTCTGTTGCGTTGGCTACGTAGCAGATACCATCATACCATTGGCTATCTTTTGGCACTTGGGAAATCCAGAAGTTCAAATGGAAATCACCGGAAACCGGTTCGCACAGTCGAATCTTGGCAAGAGGATTGTCAGCGCCGCTGTTTGGCGTAATGAGTATGCCATCAGGGTCAACATGCTGCACGGTCGCCTCGCGTGTTGTGATGGTACTGTCCGGGAGCATAAGGAGTGGATTCGGAATCAGATTCGTTACCAGACTCATGCCATCACCCCCAAGAGGGTCAGGCGCGCGGCATCGTATCCCCGTCGAAATATCCGATGCTGTCGAGCAGAGTCTTGTTCGCCTGATAATCGGCCCACGTGCAGATGAGTATATTTGTCACGGTGACGGTCGGACTGCCTGACTTGACGGAATAATTCGCTGATAGCGGACTGGAATTGTCGACGTACGTCATGTAGCTGACACGTTGGCGTGCGCTGAATTCGCCCTGTGTTCCGATAATCGAGACAGTGCCGCCTGTGACGTTCATATCGAAACTGACCCAATATGTCATATATCTCACGCTCGGAACGGTCGTGAGATGCACCCAATTGTTGGCTCTCAAGGTGATGGTCGAGGTTGGGCTCGTGCATAGGTTCGTGATTATCATCGGACATCACCCGCCCGACGGACGCTCCTATGCGCGTGGCATCGTGTCGCCGGAGAAGAAGCCCGGAAGCCCCCCCCCACGGCTTTATCGTAAGTGTCGGCCAATTCCAAAATCGGATTGGCGATATTCGCGGCACTGCCGTTCGGATAGAATTCGACACGTATCCGGCCACTGCCGGTGGAGTTGAATCGCAGGAGCAAATTGTTCGCATTCTGGGAGACGGTGGCATAAGCGATAGGCTTGGTGTCGCTTGACCCGAGACTGTACACCGTGAGCGGCTTCGGATTTTTGTCGTGTTCCGTCCAGAGGAAGCAGGCGAATACGAGTGCCGCGTTTTTCGGCACGGTGAGATTGAAACCATAACCGCCATTGTTGCCATAGATGTTCAGCTGCTTGGTGTCGGCGTTATATGATGCCTTCACTTCACCGGAAATGTTTACGTCGGCGAATGGGCCGGTGAAATTCGGATTGGTGAAATAGTTAATCCTCTGCATGCGTATCCCCCTTCACGCTTTCGAGCACGTCGGCGGGAATCAATTTCATGGCCGCGTTGAGCTGACTGGTCAGGATCGCGATTTGTTTGGTGAGAGTGCCAATCTGTTGCGAGAGCTGGTCGATGACCTCGTTCGCGTCGGCTGGAATCTGCTGAGTCAAAATATCTCCTTTGAAATGCGAAACCCCCACAATCCGGTTGGATTGCAGGGGTTGAAAAAACTGGAATGCTGGATTAGTCGGCGGCGGTCATCGTGTCGATACGAGTCACGGCCTTAAGCTCGTCCAAGGTGAGGGTGCGGGTAACGTGAGTGACAATATCCTCCAACAAGACACTTTGGCCAGTATCATCAAACGTTGCACGCACGCCACGCGAATCATCCTGCCAAACCTCACCAGCATCCTGAGCAAACGTGAACCGCAAGCCCAAACGATACAGTTCAGCCTTCAAACTCTCCTTCGGCGGGCGCAAATCCAAAACGCCAGACGCAGACGCAGTAGTAGTTTCGGTAGTTTCGGCATTATCAGCCATAATCAATCTCCAATCATCAAAATCAAATAGTGAACATCATGAACACGGAAACCCACCAGGCGGTGAATTGCTGTCGGGCGCCGACGTGGAGGTGACCTCTCAGGTACACGCCGTCGCCGTTGATGTCTGGACGGTCGCCCGTGCTCGGAACCGTGTTGCCCGGCACGAACGCGCCGCCATACTGGCCGTTGTTGAAGATGCAGGGCACGTTCAGGCCGATTTTCGGGGTGAATCCTTCCTTGAACCAGCCGATGTCGAGGTAGTTGCCTGCGTTGAACGTGACGCTCTTTTTGTCGGAACGCTGCAATTCCAACTGCATGTAACAAGTGTTGCCGATCACGGTCATGTGACTGCGGTAATCCTTGCCGCTATCACCTGCGTAAGCAGTCCAACCCGACGAAGGAACGAACCAGTCGTTCAAATCCGTGTACACGACAGGGTCGATACGCGAACCATTCACGTAAATACCCAAGCTGCCGATCTGTTTCAACCAACCATCATCACCGTTGATGTCCACACGGCCAGCATTCATCTGAATACGTGAAGCGCCGGAATTGAAACGGACGACCGACAATTCACTATTCGACGGGTCAATACCAATGTTCAAACGCCGGTAAGCGCCAGGGTCGTTCTGACCCGACGGGTTGAAACCATGTGACTGTCCCTGCGTATACCATGCGACACCATTCGCGTCATAGCATTTCAGTAGACCATACACACTGCCGTCACTGGCCGTCGTATTGTTCAATACCAATCGTGGGCCTGACAATGCGGTCTGGAACCTGCCGGAAAGCAGATTGTCGGTACCGTTCAAATGGATGGTGCGATTGTTCGACTTGTCGTAGAAGTCCAAAGCTCCACCGGACAGTTTGAAACCGGTATTAGCTGCGGAACTCGACTGAATCATGCCACCAGTAATCGTTCCACCGGTGATCGTGCCACCCTCCAACGTGGCGGCGGTTATCTTACCGTTCGTCAGTAAAGCGCCATTCATCTGAATGGTGCCGTCAGACTTCAACGTGAACTTCGCGTTACCATTCCCGTCGTAGGCGACGAGACCACCGGAAGTGAGCTTCAACCCACGGTTGGCAGTACTGGAAGTCTGAATGGTGGAACCGGTCACGGTCACGCCACTCAAATCCGAACCCGACTGGATACTGCCCTTCAACGACAGCACGCCGGATTTAGCATCATACGAGAGTTTGTCTCCCACGTAGAAGCCGGAAGAGTTCAGTTTCGTCTTCCCGTCAGGAGACGTGAACGCGCTACCAGTAATCACAGCGCCGGACACCGTGCCGCCAGTGATCGTCGAACCCGTCACGGTGCCACTGAACGTCGCACTGCCGGACGCGGCATTCAACGTGACAGTGGCCTTGCCCTGCGTGTTCCGCAACACCAAGCCGCTATCGTTCAGCAACATGCGCGAGTTCGCGGTACGGAACTCGCTACCCACAATCGACGTGCCGCTGATCGTGGAGCCGGACAGTATCTCACCGCACATGGCGACCGTGCCGGACTGAGAATCCAGTACGAACGACTCATCATCAGCCAAATCCACAGTCACCAGCACGGACGGACTATTGTTCGGTTCGCCCTGCCAATATGTGTAATACGCCTGACGTTTCCTACCGGATTTCGCCTTGGCGACGATACCAGCATCATTGATGACCATCCGCCCATCGGACGTGCGGAACACGCCACCCTGAATCGTCTTGCCATACAATGCGTCGGCCTTGATGTTCTGACCGGTCACACTATTGGCGGCAAGCTCACCGGCCTGAATCTGATGCGCCTTCAAAAGCGCGACGGTCATATCCTCAGTGACCTTGAGCTTCGCCGTGGTGACCGAATTGGCGAGAATCTTATCCGACGTGACAGCGTTCGTCACAATCTTGTCAGAAGTCACCGCGTTGGCGGCGATCTTTCCTGAATTGATGGCGTTGGCTATGATATTGTCTGATGTGACCGCGTTAGCCGCTATATCCCCCGCCTGAATCTGATGAGCCTTCAGGAGAGCCACCATCATATCCTCAGTGACGCGGAGTTTGGCCGTGGTCACGGAATTGGCTGCAATCTTGTCGGACGTGATGGACAGTGCGACGATATTGCGCGCCTGCACGCTGTTCGCGGCGAGCTTCGCGGCGGTCACTGAGTCGGTGACCAGCTTTTCAGTCGTGACCGAGTTCGCCGCCAGCTTGTCAACGGTGATGGCATTGGTCTTGACCTTCTCGGCGGTCACTGAGTCGGCGGCGAGATGCTTCGCGGCCACCGTGCCAGCAGCGAGGATGTTGTTCGCCACGAGGTCGAATGGCTCGAATCTCGTGCCATCCCACGTCAGGACTTCGACGACGCGATCATTCAGCGGCACGAGCACGGAAGGCGAATTGTTCGGCGCTCCCTGCCAGTAGGTGTAGAAGTCCGCCAAGAGGCTCGGAGAATTATTCTTCTCGCCCTTCCAGCGCGTCCAATACTTCTGGGTCTTGAGCCACAAGTCACCGACAATCAAATTGTCCTTCGGCTCGTCCGGCCCACGAAACGTATGATTCTTGCTATGGGCTTCGGCATACGCTTGCGCAGCCGACTCCTTCGCCTTGCTGATCTCGCCATTCGCCGTGGTCAGATCGGACTTGGTTTGGGCGATATCCTTCTGCGCTTGAGCCAAAGCCGTCTTGTTCGCGGCAATCGTCTGATTCGCGGCGGTCAGACTGTCCTGATTGGCTTTGATGTCGGATTTCGCCGCAGCCAACTGCTTCGACAAGTCAGTCTGAGCCGTCTTGTTCGCGGCGATATCCTTCTGAGCCTGAACGAGCTTCGCCGTATTGTCGGCCAGAGTCTCCCGAGCGTCCGCCAAGTCAGCCTGACCCGTCTTGATATCAGCCTTCGCCTGTTCCAACTGTTTCGACGCATCAGCCAAAGCCGTCTTGTTCGCGGCAATCGTCTTGTTCGTCTCGGCCTGTTGAGCGTTGATCGCATCCTGAGCCGACTTGTTATCCTCGACGGTCTTGCCAAGAGACTTCAACGCCGCGTCAGCCGTATCCTGCTGTTTTCTGACTGCATCGACGCCCTGAGCGTTCGCGTCGATCTTCTTCGCCGCGGCATCCAAATCGGAACGCAGTTGGGTCTGCTGGCTCTTCAAAGCGTTCGCAGCGTCAGTGTTCGCGTCAATATCCTTGCGGGCGGAATCCAACCCGTCGCTGACCTTCTTCACCTGAGCGGCGGCATCGGACTTCGCGGCATCCAGAATCTCCGACGCCGTATCATTCAAATCCTGCTGCGACACGATAGGTGCGATGATGACGGTCGCGTGCTCCGACTCGTCGGAGGCGTTCGGCTTGGACACGCCATTCACGTCATGCGCATTGTCATAGGCGACGGCCCAAACCTCGACCACATCACCGACCGGCAGCACGCCGGTGGCAAGCTCGCCCTTCCCACGCAACTGGCCCAAATCCAACGATTCACCAGTGCTATCAGGCTTCGCATACAATTCCACATGGTCGAAATCGGCGGGAACACCACCCTCAAGAGTGCCGTCCCATTGGACGAACACGCATTCCGTCCTACACACTGCGGTCACACCGGTCGGCCTGCCCGGAGGCGTCGTATCGCCAACCCACGGGATGATGCCATTACTGCCCGGCATCGCCGCACCCGTATCACCGCCGCCAATCCACGTCTCCGTGCCGTCGCCGTTATCGACGGCGATGGTGCCGGACAGGTACGTCAACCGCATATTGCTGTTACGCAGGGCGATATCCGCCAAAGTCAACGGAAGAGAAGCGTCATCGGGTCTGATTTCAACATGGTCTGCCAAAACGCACACTCCAAAAACAGAAAACCCCACGAAAACGTGGGGTGGGTACAAGAAAACCCCACGAAAACGTGGGGTCTGATATCATGCGGTCGGGTCTGCCACAGGGTCGAACTTCACTGTCACCTTGCCGGTCTGGTCGCCGCTAATCTGCATCAAACGCATCGGATACACGCCGTCCGGCAGATCAGGGAAGCCGTCTATGGCGATGTCGAACATCTCCCCCGGCCAGAACGAACCCAACGGATGCAAAGGCAATCCCATCGCATCGCAGTCGTTCACGTCTATCTCGCCGCTCAACTGCATCAACGGCTGACGGTTCGCGTTCAACATGCCGTCAGCCGCAGCGGCCAACAGTTCATACGTTTTCGCGTCCGTGTCGCTCGTGGTGGTCTCCCGCAGCGGATACGGGTCCTGACGTTTCACCAGAGTCAAATCCTCGCTCTGGCAGCACATCGTGCCCAAATCCGAACCGGCACCGGTCGCATACACGCGCATGTACGGTGCTGCACGGTCGATCTTGATGTTCTCCAACGTGCCACCATACGGTGAGCACGACAGACTCAATCGCTTGTCCTGATTCAGATAGATGTCGCCGTCCGAACCGGCGAGGAACCTGAACCGGACATGCTGCGAATCCGACAAGTAGGGCCGGAACTGCATGTCAGGCCCGCCATCCGCGTTCGCTATATTCTTCAGAATGTCAGCCGCGCGATGGTTCGACACGTTGAAATCCTTGTATTCCACGACGGTCTGACGTGGAAGCATCGTCTTATGCGGCCCATCGGTCGAAGTCGTGCTGCCGGTCTGGTTGCCGTTCCCGTCGAACGAGTACACGGTGGTGGTCGTGGTCACGGTACGTTCGGAATAATCCTTGTAGTTCTTCGTGACCGTCTTCTTCACGACCGTGGTCTGCGCCGTGGTCAACGTCTTCACGGTCGTATGCTGTTTCGTGACCTTGCCCTTGCGCGTATTGTACGTGTACGGTTTAGTCTCCGTGACCTGCTTCGTCTTCTTCGTCACATGCTGTTCCGTGATCGTGGTCGTGTCACCGTCAACGGAAGTCTCCACATACCCGTCAGCCGTGTTCACACGCTTCTTGCTCTTCTGCTTCGGAGCGTTCTTATCCTCGCTCGACCCATCGGAAGGCAGCGAATGCGTGCCCGTCTCGTTCAGGTAAGGCAAATCGATGGGCAGTCCACCGCCCGGCTTGACGCTCGTGCATTGGCGGATTACCTCACACGCCAACGCACGCCACGACAGGTTCTCCCAACGGAACGACCGTTTGGACGTGTGGCCCGCATCCTTGCCGAAAGCATCCTCATGCACCAGATACCGGTCGTTCAGCAAGCCCATCATGCTCACGTAAGGCACGCTCACATCATGCCAGCTGGACGTGCGTACGCCCAACGCGCCCGCCAATATCGGCGTGCCCATCGACGCGGTGTCATCCAACACGCTCTTCCAACACAACACAAGGCCACGCTTGTACGGCTGCAAGGCTGCGGCACGGGCGGCAGGGTCATCGCCCGGTATCTGCGTCCAAGGCAGTTCCAAGCCGGACACCTCGTCATCGCCGACTCCCTTGTCCTTCGTCGTGGAAAAACTCGAATCCGAAACGGTCATCGACCAAGTGAACGACGGTATGTCGATCTCCTGGGCCAACTGGCCGGAAACCGTGTCATACAGGTACGCCACCCAAGTCATCAGACCACCTGTCCCCTATCCCAGATGATGAACCGGCGTCCGCACCACAAGGCGTCCTTGTTGTCCTGCGACGCATTGTAATGGAACACGGGGGCGTTGCCGTTCTGCAACCAAGTACGCAAGCGTGCCGTATGATGACCCTTGCTCACAGCCGTCACATACGACGTCTCATGCGTCTCCCACGCGCCATACGAAACGAAGTTCGCGCACGAATGGTCCAAATCCTTGTTGTCGATCTGGAAGCCGATGGCCCACTCGGTACGATGCGACGTATCCGCCCACGAGGTAGCGCCAGCGGAACTCAGATTGCATTTGAACGACAATTCCAACATACGGTCGGAAGGCAAATCGAAATCTATCTGCTGCTCAAAATAGTATTTCTTGACCGTCGAATCGCCGGTCATGTCACGCCTATCCCAATTCTCGCCAATCTTCCCCAACGAAGCACCATACGGTATCGCGTAATCAGCGCTCCACATCTGCACCGCGCTGGCCGTGGACGAAGCGCCAGCGGGCATCTTCATCTTCCTCAGCATGGTAGCGCCAGCCGGAATGGTAGGCTCCGCAAGACTCGCGGACGGGGAACCCTGCGTGACGCCAACGGTCACATAATTGTCCGAATCCTTGTACTCCATCAGATTATGGGCCTGAATCCACACGATGTCGATACGCGGATTCGACGGGTCGCCAGCCGAGACGGCGTTCGTCTTACCGCCCTCGTAATAGGCGAGCGTCTTACCATCCGAATCGCCACGGCTACAGACGGCCACGCCAGCGGAAACGTTATACCGCAAGTCACTGCGGCCGGTGACGTTCAACCCGTCAACCAATCCCGTATTAGCCCACTGGGCACCGATGATGCGACGATGCACAAGAGGTGTCACACCAGCGCCATTGGTATCGGGAGACACGCCCAAAGCGACGGTACTCATTCAAAACTCCTTACATGTAAGTGTCACGCACACTGCAATCAACGAAACCGGTGCCTAGATTCGATAAAGTCACACGAAGCGAACCGCCAGCCGGAATCGTGGGAAAACCACGCTGCTCCAACTGACGGCTCACATCCTGACCACCCAACTGGGCGGTACGGCTGCGGCAATCCAACACCAGCGGCACATCCCTGACCGTCTGATCGCACACAATCGACTGCTGGGTGCCCGGAAAATCCAAACGCACGCCATCCATAGGCCCATGCACGACGAACACCGGATAGGCGCGGGAAGTGCCGTTGTTGTACAACAATCCGACGTTCGACCCGACGCCATCCAATTTCAACCCGTAGTTCAACGGGTAAGCCAACCCACGCAAACCAATATTCGACTCGGTATGCATCAGGCTCGGTGAAGCGTTACGCGCGCCCTGCCATTCGGTCCAATAGCCCGGACCATACCGCAATCCGACGTTCCCGCCGGACACATGCATCGCGCTCAACTGGCATGTGTACTCGTCCATGCTCAATATCTCGGGACGTTCGCAGGTCACGGTGATTGTGCAATCGTCCAGCCAGCCATCATTCGCATACTTAGCGGACGCCTTCACAGTGGCCCTACCAGTCGTATAACAGTCGTAGCCAGCATCCCTCAACCGGAACCGCACTTTGCTATGCGCACACACACGACGAACCCTATTGAGAAGCCTTACGACACCCTGACGGTCATGCGCCGACACAACGAAATGCAACGTCAACACGCGAGCGGAATACAGGATATCCGAAGCCCACACGTCATGCGCCCCATCGCCCTGACCCCGCTCGCTCATCACCGTCTTGTCATCCGGCGTCTCGAACCAACCCTCGACACCATCCGCGCCAATCAGGAGAACATCATCATCAGGGTTCACACCATCACCACCATCGAACGTCAACGTTTCCGTCCCGTTCGACAGTTCGACCAGTTCAGGCAAATCACTCAACGCTGATACCTCCTAGCCTCGGCCAACGCGTTACGATGCAATATCGGCGCGGCAACATACAGATCGTCATTGCTTCTTACGACCTTCGTGTTGAACGTCTGATTGACAGTCGTTCCAGTGCTTGCGGGAACCTGAACGTTGACCTCATACAAGCCTGACATCATCTTCTCCACACGGCCGCCAGCCGCATACGCGCTACGACTCATATCAACCGCACTACGCGCATACGACGTGCGAGCCTGCGACACCGCCCTGTCCAAATCGCCGGTAGCGTTCAACACGTTCAGGAAATTCGGGCCGACAGTACGATCAAGCTTGCTTACCGCAGCGGCACGAATAACATGCTCGCCATTCGACAGCCACATGGGAATCGAATCAGACGTGCCAGTACCCGGCCCGCTGATACGACCACCAGTAGCCTTGCCAGCCTTGGAGCCCTCGAAGATGCCCCTGATGTGGACGGTAACCCAATTCGACACGCCGCTAATCCATTTATTGGCCGACGCCACAGCAGAGGAAAGCGAACCATCGACATGGCCCTTAAATCCGGTGTTATGACTATTCGGTACGGAACTGATATTGCCTTTGGCGGAACCAGTCGCACCAGCAGTATTGTCCGTCGCATTCACGTTCGTACCATGACTATTCGGTACGGAACTGATATTGCCTTTGGCCGTACTGGTTGGGCCACCAGTGTTGTCCGTGGCTGTCAGCTTGGAATCGACATGCCCATACTGCTCTTCATAGGCACCCATCGTCAGTCTCGCAGAACCAGCACCATTCGCGGTATCGTCCGTTGCGGTGATGTCAGTGTTCTTCACATCTGGAATCAAACTCAACGCGATTCGCAAGGCATCAACCTCGCTCTTACCAGAGGAAGTCGCCTTCAAGTAGGCTTCTTTAATCTCAGGAACCTGCCAGATGGCATCCCTTAACGCATCCAAATCAGACTTGCCTTCGGATTTCGCCTTGACAAAAGCATCCTTCATCGCCGGAATCGAAGAAATACTCTCTTCCAACGCCTCGGTATCACTCTTGCCTTCGGTGATGGCCTTGAGGTAAACCTTCTTCAACGCGGGCACCTTCATGACGGCATTGGTCACATCATTGGCCGCGACAATCGCCAGCTTGTTATCGCCGGTAATCACGACCGTATGCTTGCCATCGGAAAGCCTCTGCACCATGTCGGACAACTGGTTGGCATCGGTCTTACCCTGCCAGATGGAGTTCAACAGAATATCCTTGACCTGCTTACGTGTCCCATCGGGGAACAGGTAGCTCATACTGTCAACGACATTCGCCAGGTTCTCCTTCGCTTCCAACGATTGAACGTTGATCTGTGTGGTGACTTCCTTCGGAGTCATCAACAGACTTGAGTTCAATCCGTCAACAGCAGCGGCGTCCAAACCAGCGGCAGATGCCTGAGCGTTGAAGTTGCTGGACAATTCCTTCTGCTTAGCGAGCACATCCTTCTGCGACTTACCTTGCTTAATCATCGCATTCAGGTAATCATTCGAACTGGAAGCCAAAGCGGTCAACGAGTCGGCGGCGGTACGGCCAGCCTCAGTCGTATAGTCGAAATCCTTCTTCTGGGCATCCCAAACCTGTTGGCCTTTGGAATGAAGATCATTTACGGTCTTCATCGCCTCGCCAACCTGCTGCAACGTCTTCGCATAACTGCTGGACGCGGCAGCGGCCTGAATGTTCGCGTTGCGCTGGGATTCAACCTGCGAAGCCAGAGAGCCTGTCACGGTAGCCAACCGCTCTTTCTTCTCGGTGGCGTTCAATAGCCCATCCGCGATGGACTGCCAATCCTGACCCTCATCACGAAGACGATCAGCCCAACCAGCGCTCTTGCCAGCGGCAGCGGCCTGCGTCTTGATGGACTTCTCGATCTCATCGTTGTATTTCTGGGCGTCAGCCAAAGCGGTCTTCGCGGCCTCGTGCATGTTGGTGGACTTCTGAAGCCTGTTCATACTGCCCATATCGAACACGGTCGCGGAGTTCTTGTCAGCCGAAACCTGCTTGTTCGTCTGGGTCGTCATCCGCTGCAACGTCTTGATGTAGCTGTTGTAGTCACTCTTGCTGCCGGACAGTTTGCGTGCGACCGAATCCTCGTTCTGACCGAGCATCTGCAATGCAGAAGACATGCTATCCACATTCGACGTTCCACGCCAGAACTTGTCCCAAGAGGAATCCGAAGTGGAGAAGTTGGATTTCAGTGTGGAACCGAAGTTATCCAGCCGGTTCTTCAACCCCTCAAGCGAGGAAACCTGAGCTGACAAAGCGTCAGGCGTTGCCTTAGCCGCCTCGTTGAACGATTCGATGTTGGCTTTGACCTGTTCGACATGCTGAGAATACGCGCTGAACGCCGTGCCAGCGGCAGCGAGACCAGCCGTCAATGCGATGCCGGTAGGACCGCCAAGCATATCCAATAGGACGGTGCCGGTATCCTTGGCGACGCTCTTCAAGCCGGAAAGCTTGCCCTTGACGGGTTCGGCGTTGTCGTCCAGGCTTCGCAGACCCTTGCCAGCACTACTGGCGTTATTGCCCAACAGGACAGCCCCCTCGGCTGCAAGACGGGCCTCCTGACCAGTCTTTGCCACCTTGGAAGCGGTCTTCTCAGCCTGCTCCCCCATCTGCTCCATACCCTTGACGGAGCCGGTGAACAAGCCCGCCACATTGCCATACGCCATCGCGCCGCCTGTGACCTCAGCCGTCGTCTCGTTACGGGAAAGACGAGCCATCGCGGAAATCAACTGGGAAGCCTTGACCTTCGTGCCATCCATCGTCACACCCAACTGGCGCAACGTGTTCTGATACTGCATCGTGCTCTGAATGTTCTCCAAAGCGCCGCTCTTCAACGCCGTCCAAGCTGACTTGCCAGCACGACCGAACGTCATCCACAAGCCCAACATGCCCTGAATTGGGGCTGGCAGCTTCGAGAAGGCGCCACTCAACGCGCTTGTCGCATTGGCGATGGCCTCAATCGTGGGAGCGGCAGACTTCAACGAGTTGGCAAGCGTGCCGCCGAACGTCTTCGACAACTGGCCCGCCATGCGGACAAGACTCGAAAACATCGGAGACGTGGACGCGAGACTGGAAGTCACCATGCTCAGACCATCACGCACATCACCGGAGAACGTGCGGATGCTACCTGAAGTGCCGGAAGCCAGCTTCGAGGTGTCGGCCACGAAATTACCGGTCAACTGACCAAGATTCGTCATCGTACCGGCAAGATCGTTCCGCGACTCGTTCGCAGCATGTCCGATATCGGCGAAAGCGTCACGCACGCCCTTCTGGGCGTCCCTAGCGCCAGTCACCCAAGCACGTAACGTATCCTGGGCGCTCATGGAGTTAATCGCACGGTCTGCACGCTGCAACACGCTGCTGAACTGCTCGATGCCATTCTGGTATTGGGCAATCGGAGTGAACACACCTTGCGCGATACCCTTCAACGAGCGAAGGGACGAGCCAAGATAACCAGCCTGCTCCTTGACTTCGGACATGGCCTTGTCAACACGGTCGGAGTCATCCATCACGTTCTCGGCCCACTTGGCGAACCAAGACGCATCCTCGCTCAACCATTGCGTGAACTGCGGCAGATACTTGCCGCCGACCATGCCGATATGGGACAATGCGGTAATCAGGGATTCGGCACCGGGAACGAGATTATCCATCGACTCGTTCGCACGGTCGAAGACGGCTGGCAGCTCGTTCGCCTGATAGGACGCTTTCACGGCGAGCATGAGCTTTTCGACTATCTCGCCCTCATGCTTGGCGAGAGTGCTCATCTCCGGTACCAGCGAATCGTCTATCGCGTTCGCCGTATCCATGATGGCGGGCTTCGCCTTGCCATAGAACGCATCCTGCACGCTCTGGGAAAGCTGTGATAGCTTCGTGTTGGCGAAGTCGATCTGGCTGCTCCATGTCTCGCCCTTGTCGCCGTAGATCATCTTGAAGGACGCGAACACGGCGCCTAAGCCAGTCAACGCGGCGGGAGCGGCATAAGCGGCCTTGGAAAGGCTCACGATGCTCTTACCTAATCCGCCGACCGTACCGGAGACGTTCACTGCACCAGCACCGATATCGGACAATACGGTGCCGACAAGCGCTAGACGTGGAACCTTCTTGTCCAACGTGTCAAACAGGTTCACAAGATTCTGGAACTGGTTCTCGACACCCTTCAAGCCGGACGCGCCATACGTCATGCCGTTGAGAATCTTGCCGATGTCAGTTCCATGGAACTTGGCGAAGATGTCAATCGTGCGTGGGCGAGTGAAGTAAGCGAGATGGGCGCGGGCCAAAGCGGTCTCAAGATCGACATCCATATCAAGGGTGTCGTTCTTTTCTTGGAACTTCTTCAGCTCCTCTTCGGCGTGCTTCTTGTCGATATGGAGCTTCGCCGGAATCTCCGCATCGGGATTGGACTTCAACGCCTCCGCATATCGGCGCATCTCCGCTTCGACATGCGAATACTCCGCCTTCAACGTGACCGGAACATCAAGCCTCTTATGCTCAAGCTCCCGCATGGTGCGACGTATCTCGTCAGCGCCATCCTCGTAGAACTCGACCTTCACACGCTGCGACTCGAACCGTTCGATATCACGGTTCAGACGGGCGAAATCACCTTCGACATCGACCTTCACCCGCGCCTTCGGATTATCCTTCAGAAGACGCTGGTAATAGGCCAGCTGCCGGTACATCTCCCGCAGTTCGGCCTTCAACGTGACCGGAACATCGACGCCGCGACGTTTGAACGCCTCGATCTTAGACTTGACCTCACGCAGATTCTCAGCGACGAACCGCAGACGGATATCCTGACGGTTACGGACGCCGTTCCTCGAATACAGGTCGGCGAGACGCTTCTGGAAATCGGAACCCTCAAGACGGGTCGCCTTCGTGACCGGACTCTTCTTCAGCTTCTCGATACGGTCGTCGATCTCGCCAAGCATCTTGACGGTACGCTTGTACTCGTCAAGGTCGAACCAGTTCCGGTTGTTCCGCTTCATGGCGGACACGTCGGACTCAAGCTCCTTGCGGACGCCGCGATACGTGTCGATAAGATTCTCGGCCTCGCGACGCGATTCGGAGAACTGCTCACGCGCCACACCAGTGGAGCCAACCGGACTGGACCACTCGTCCCTGGCCTTCTTCGACTCGCGGGCCATCTCGGCCTGCTGCGCCTCGATCTCCTTCGCGAAACGCGACGACGCGGCCTGCTGGCCCTTGAACCAGTCGGCATACGTCTCCTGCTTCTGATGCAGTCCCAAGGCCGTGTCACGGGCCTTGGAGAAGTTCGCCAACGAATTGCCAGCGGTGACGATGCTCTCCTCAAGGGCACGCACCTGACGGGTCATCTTCGATACACGCTTCGCATCGCCATCGGACGCGATGTCCACAAGCGACGACTGCGCCTTACGGAGCCTGCCAAGCTCCTTCTCCTGACCCGCGAGCGCCTTGTTGACCGCAGTGACCTGCTTCGCGGCTTCGCGTTCCTGCTTCCACAGGTCGGATGTCGGGAGCTTCTGCGTCTTCATCTCAAGGCGTTGCGCGTCGAGGCGTTCGACTTCGCGGGTGGCCTTGGCGAGGTCGCCTTTCAGTCCGCGAATGTCGTTGCGGGTTTTGACGATTCGGTTGGACAGTTTCTCGAATTGGCGTATCTGCTCGTTGGAGAGGTGTTCGTTGCCTTTGATGAGTCCACGGACCTGCTGGTACAGGTCCATCTTCTTCTCGCGGTACTTATCGACGGTCTTGTCGAGGCTTGTCGCGAACGAAAGCTGTTCAGGTTTGATGGCGGACTTCTTGAAGAACGCCGTGTCGGCCATCTCTCGGCCTTTGGCGTCGAACACCTTGACGGTCTGGTCAAGGCTTTTCTCGACCAGTTTCGAGTTCAACAGTCCGTTGCCGCGTAGAGCCGTGTTTGTGCGTGTGTTGAAGTCCGATAGGCCACGGTTCAGTTTGGACGGGTCGAAGTCGGGTTTGAGTGACAGTCCGCGACGAAGACGCTCCTCCTGCTGTTCGAACCGTTTCATCCACGGGTCGATGTTCTTCGTGTCGGGTTTGAAATTGAATTGTATGGAGGCGTTCTTGCCGTTCCATTCGCGGTAGGCGCGTTCAAGACTGGCGGTGTCCGGTTCGAATACTGCGTTCACGTCGAGGTCGCTTATTCCGCGTGCGGCCTCCTCGACCTGACGGCGGAAACCCTTCGTATCCGCAGTGACACGAACGACGACTGTACCGGCGCGATGTTCGCCCACCATAAGCAACCCCCAGAAAGAAAAAAGGAAATAGAAAACCCCCACGGGAATGTGGGGGTTTGTTCAAAATCAGGTCATGTGGAACTTCGTGAACATGTGTTCGAAGTTCTCGGCAGTACCTTCGTTCTCCCGGCGAGGCGGCTCCTTGTCAGCGCCGGGAGGGAGCAGTGGATGCGGTTTGGCATTCTTGCCCCCGTATTTGGCGGTAATCACCGCGTTCATCATGTTGCGAACGTCAACGGCGACCATCGTCTTCGAATCCCATCCAAGCCATGGCAGTACGGTCGGCTTGTCCGGCTTGGACTCATCGGACGCGGTTGGAGGCTCATCCTCCAATATCCGCGCCCTGTACAGGCTGTCTGGCATCGCCATCAGCCCCGCCGCGAGGCGTTCGGCGCGGGTGGGATTCAGCCTCGCGCCGGTTATGTCCAGACCATAGAAACGTTGGAAGTCGGAAGTCAGTTCGACCGGGTGGACGCGGACTTGCGCTTCGAAGCGAGCGATTTTCCCAGTTGGTCCGTGTAGAACATGAGAATCGCTTCGATGAGCCAGAACAGTTCATCCAATCCGATGCCCGTCGCCCATTCGTCAACCTTGTCAGGCTTCACTGTCAGCGACTTGACCCAATCCAAAGCCGTGCCGACGAACTCCATGCGTTCGTCGATCTTCGCCTCGATGTCGTCCAGGGACTTGGCTTCGGGGCCGTTGATGTCGGCGTTGAGCGTGAAACCGGCCATGCCGGACAGTTTGCGCAGTTGTGCGGACTGCTTGAACGAGAGGCGTTCAGCAGGGGTCAGAGGCGGCAGAAGCGAGAACAGCGGCTCGTTCTCGCACATCTCCGCCCACGTCTCAGGGATGCGGAACTCGTCGGCTTCCGCAGCGGTGTTCTCTTCAACAGTCTTGTCAACCATGTTTTCTCCTATCTGAAAAGCGTTGAAAATCTCCTATCTTCCGTCAATGAAGAACGGGAAAAGACCGGAACCCCCGGATAGGAGAAACAGGGGTCCGGCGTCAATACGAAGACTGGAACAGTCCGAATCAGGACTGATTCATCTTCGAAGCCTCGAAGAACACAATCGGCTTCTTGCCGGCGACGCTCTCGACCTCGCCGGTCATGCCCTGCTCCACGAAATCATCGTCCGAGAAATCAGGACCACCATCGAAGGTCACAGAAACCTTGCGGAACAAAGCGCCGAAACGGATATCCGAATCATCGTCGGCGGACTCCTGAGCCAACAGGAACAGGCTGAACGTCTGTGGCTTCTTGGTGATGTCCACACCAACGCCGCCATCCTCGTCGGTGCCGTTGTAGATCAGCTTCAGAGTGTCGCCATCCAACTGCAACGACTTCGCGGTGATGGTGCACGTCGAATCGGCGTAGGTGGTACGCAGGTTCTTACGCGCCCACGAATTATGCGTGGTCGCGTCGCCGCCGTCGAACGAGAACGAAATCTTGTTGTCGGCGGAAGTATGCCCCAGATTGGTCCACACCTGATTGGCGCCCGGTGTGACGGAAGTGGCGGTGTCCACCTTCACGGTGTCAGCGTTCAGCTTGAACGCCTTGGCACCATCCTTCGGCAGCGGAGTGCCGACCGGAGCGTAGAACAAAGTGCCGTAAGTGGCAATCAGAGTCGCGTCATCATTAAACGCCATCTCATATCTCCTTATAAAAAAAGCCCCGCACGAGGCGAGGCTTGAAAACGAAAAACAGAAAACGGAAAATCATCCGGCGCGAAGCGAATCCTCCGCGCGGACGGTGAACGAGGAAGCGGAATACTGCTTCACCTTCTTGCCGGTGGCCTGCTTGCCGCCAGCGCTTTTGCCGAAACCGGGATTGCCCACAATCCGAATGACACGACCCGAATCGGTACGCCCGTAACGCGGCCATTGCATGATCTGCTGGTACACTTCCTGCGCCAAGCGGAAGGAACGGTCCGCATCGTTCGTGGCGACGATGATGTCGATGTCGCAATCCCACACGCCGGTCGAATGATTGCCGGTCGCCATGGTCGGCGCGTTCGTATGGAACAGCACGATGTTCGAGAACGACGCCCAAGTGTCCACATCGACATCGATCTCGTTGAGCACATGCACGTCGGACCAGTCCGGGTTGCCGGTGAACCCAGCCGTGAGAAGCGTGTACACGAGAGAATCGAAATCGACCATCGGACGTTCCTGCGGGTAACGCTCGTAATCAGGTTGAATCAGTGGCATCAGACACCACCGTTCATACGGGCAGCGTCACGCATCACATGATGTCCCTCGACCCAACGGTGACGCTGCTCGTTCCAAGCGCCCCACTCGTGTTCGACGGCCACGTTCGACCCGTCACGACCCTCGACATCAAGACACACATCCGTGTCGATGCCGTGGTAGCGTTTCTCAAGACTCAAATCCTTGGCGACCGGAATACCCGGGTCACGGCCAACCGCACGCGCGGCGGCGAGCATCCTCGCATCCGCAAGCACCTCGTCGGCCTTCTCCGACGTGGCCTGCGGACCGAACCATTCAGCCACCTTCGTGCTCAGGTCACGGTCAATGAAAACTCTTGCCATCGGCCTCACCCCACACATGGTCATCAGGGTCCGGTTCGGGAGGCTTCGGACGCAACCCCACCGGAATCTGCGAATAGTCGGCGTTACGCCGGATATGCATCTCATAGTGGGGAACCTCGCCATGCTGACGGAACGTCGGAGCGCCGTCAACGTCATAGCAGTCGCCCTGATACCAGACCTCCGTATGGATATCGCCATGCCATTCCACGGCAACGACCTGAGACGGCGTGACCTCACGCAAACCACCCCAAGTCTGCGGCGACTTATCCTCGGCACCGGAAATCGAAAACATGCCAGCCTGCTGCTCGCGCCCCTCGATGGAACACCAGCACCAGTAAGCCTTCCCGGGAACATACGTCGTCCCATGCGGCCCGCGACGGACCGTATACAGCACGACGATCACCTTGTCCCGATACAGAATCGAATCAGGCTTCACCCAAGGCACCGGCACATCCTCGTAAGGATGCTCAGCAACCACGTCGGAACCCGACTTATCGTATGGATGACCCAAATCCCACGTTTCACGAGACATAGGCATCACATTCCATAAATACGGTTCACACCGACGCCAACAGTGCCGATAGGACCACGCCCGGACGCATAGCCATCCAGAATCTGCTTCTCCCTTTTCGACAGATACAGATTCGGAGACGCATCCTTGCCTGGCGGATTATCCTGCGGGTCGAAACGAGTGAACTGGTACGTTCCATTCGATTCGGTCTTGATATCCGAATAGCGGATGACACGCCACACCATCGAACAGATGACGAACTCGTAATCCTCAAGATCAAGGTCGCCGGACTTCAACCGTGGAACACAATTCGTGCTCGAAGTGGACGCGACGGTCTCCGCACGATGGCACATGTACGTGAGCCACGCGTTCGGATACCGTTTCAACACATCCGCGTCAGGAAGGCAATGAAGCTCCAAGCATTCCACCCAGTCAACGGCATCGGTAACACCATTCGACATCAGCGGAACCCCCTAAGCGTCAAGAAGGCTACTTGCCCAGCACGTCCGCCTTGAAGGTCGAGACGGCCTCCTTCAGAATCGGAAGATAATTGCCGTTGACCCAGATGTCGTAGTTCAGCGGAGCCTGATGCGACAACATAGCGCCGATGAGACCATCGTTCACGCTCTTGTTGATCTCATACTCCGAGCTCTGGGCCTCGGCGGTAGGACCGGACAGGGTGGCACCCAACGACGAATCGTTGAACGACGGAAGCAGAATGAACGTCTTATCCGGGAACGCGGTGGAGACATCGGCATCCATATCGAAGGTGTTGTCGAGCTTCAAATCCTCGTAAGCCTCATCGACCAGAAGCACATCGGTGATGCCGGACTGCGCACGAAGCACATCCAACACCTCCTGACGGGACAGCTTGGTCTTGGAATGCTCCAAATCCATGCCGGACACCTGCGTACGGAAGAACTCGTTGGTGCGCATGGCATCGATGACCACACCGGTGGTGGCGACCGCGTGCGGCTTGCGACCATAAGCCTTGCGCATGATCTTCACCCAAGCCTCGATGTCGTCGCACGGGTTCGACTTGTCGTTGTCCCAAGTGGTGGTCGGCTTCACATCCTGCTGGTTGCCCGGACGCTTGAACGAATACGTCACATCGACGCCGTTCTCCTTGATGACCACCTTGCCGGTCACCAAGCACTGCAAACGCTCCAACTCCTCGGTCACACCGGCCTGCTGGCCCAAAGCCTCGAACTTCGCCTCGGCCTGATCGTGGATATATGCGGTATCGTCCTGATGCTTGGCGATATCACGCTCGGAAATATGGTCCATACCGGACAACGGCAACAGGCCGGTATGAATCTCGGCGGTCGAGGTCTCGGACTTGGTGTGCCCGATCTCGGCGTCCAACGCACGATGCTTCATCGCACGGGTCTTGGACTTCGGAATGACCGGAGTCCAAGAAGCGGTCCAATCACCATCGTTGGAAGTGACCGGGAAAATATTCGACAACGGCAGGATGCCGTTCACGTAATCATGTCCCGCCTGAGCGACCTCGGTCGCCTCGGACGGCGGGATGATGGTCTTGTCAATAGCCAAGAAAAACTCCTTAGATACGCAAAAACTCACCGCGATGGGTGGGTTTCACAAAATTTTTAGAGGTTAAGTGACCGTCAATCAGGAAATCGTGATGTTCACGGTCTGTCCGTTGGACAAAGTGGCCTTGCCAGCGGTGATGGCCTTGGACGACTGGTCCTGAGTCAATTCGATCTTGGTGATGGTCGCACCATCCTTGCCAGCCGGACCCGGAGTGCCAGCCGCGCCGGCCGAAGCGGACAACGGCTTTACAACGTCATCCTCAACGTCGTAGAACTCGCCGCCCCACACGGCACCAGCCTCCGGCTTCACCGGAAGATTCGAGGCCACGATGTCGCCACGATAGGTCATGCCCACGGTCGGGTCGTCCAAATCCCAGCCGGACAGGTTGATGTTCACGGACACCATGGATTCAAGCAGACCGGCGATCTTGGTCTGACGGCCATCGGTGGCCTGCTTGTCATACGGACCATACGAGCCGACGTTCGCGCCGGAAGTGATCTTCGCCAGCGGAATGCCGGAACGAATGTAAACGGTCGTGGCCTTCGGACCCACACCGGTCAGATACTTGTTGTCTGCGGTCTTGAACAATTCCGGCACGATGGTGACGGACACCGAATCATTGGTGTTCTTCTCGCCATAACGCCAGGAATTGTCCTCCTCAACGGTGACGATACCGGAGGAATGAACCATCTCTTGAGTCATACGCTCAATCCTTTCAAAGAATCAGTAGGAAACTACTTGCTGCGCTTACGTGCCTTCTGACGTTCCATCACACGCTTGTAAGCGTCGCCCGGCTGACGTTTCGGATGCGAGGTGCCGGACGGGAACTCGGCCTGCATGGCTACCTTGCGGGCCAAAGCATCCTCAGTCTGCTGCGGTTTCCTCTCCACCTTGGAAGTGTCAATCGGGTTGTACGCCGCATACTTCTCAGCCCACGACGCGATGGCCTCCGGCTCCGTTGCGGGGCAGAGGTCGGAAAGAACAGCGTCCGTGATCTGCGGATACTTAGCCTTGGCCTCAAGACGCGCAATCTGCGTCTTCGCGGCCTTAAGCTCCGCATCAGCGGACTGGAAAGCCTTGTAATTGGCCGAAGCACGGTCTTCGTTCTTACGGCTCATAGCCTTCCATTTGGCAAGCTCGTCATTATCGGACGGCTTGGAAGAATCATCGGAACCCTTCTCATCGACCGGAGCGTCATGCTCGACGGCGGGTTCGTCAACCGGAGTGGTCTGAGCATCCTTCACGGCATCCTCGACCGTTCCGGCCTGTCCAACAGTCTTGTCCTTTTCGGATTCGACTTCATTATCCTGAGAGGCCATAAGACCAAATCTCCTTAATATTTAAGCGGCCAGTCCCAAAAAACCGCGAGAATAAGCCAACAGGCTCCGCACATACTGCCAAGCCTGTTTAGTGTGGACTGTCTTTTTGAACTCATACGAACGCCCATCGAAACGGAATTGAACCGAATCCTTATCCCCGTCCAACAACTCCTTGTACCGGGAATTGAACTCGGTCGCACGAGCGCACATACGCTCCATCTGGGCGCGGGTCATCTTCATGTCGGGCAAACGCCATTCCGGCGCATTCGAGTTCACCGGAGCATCCTTGCGAAGAAGCACAGGCCCAAGCTCGCTATTATTGACGACCTTCACACGAAGCTTCGTCAAATCCGTGGCGTTCGTGGAATAATCACGGCCAGCCGTTTTGCCAGCGGCCTTGTAAATCGTCATCAGATCATCCGAGTTCAATTTCAACCCGGGGTCGTTCGAACCGACGATTGGAGCCACCGTACACTTGCAACGATTGTGCATGGGCATCAAATCAGCCCTCGTGAACGTGTTCGTGGCGGCTACGACGCACAGGCCACAGGAACCCGTCTTCGACAATTCAGGATGGATGACACGCCTGTAACGTTCGACACCGGAACTCCTGTAACGCGACTGGATGGCACGATTCTGCGTCACATACCCGTCAGTGACCGCATTGTTCTCCAACTGGATTTTCGCGGACATCAGCCAAGCCTTAACATGGTCGGCTGCGGACTGGTCGGCGTCCTTCAGAATCTCATCCCACGTAGCAGGTCGAATCCCAGGATTCTTCACGGCCTGAGTGCGATACTCGTCGGCGACCCTCATGGCGACCTGCCACGGGTCCGTGTTGGCGCGAACGACCTCATATTGTGGGATATCCCCCAAACCGTTCACACCGGCCAGGCGCAGCATCGTATCCGCATACGAGATGCCCTGCTGGCGCATGGCCTTCACGAACGCGATATGCTGCTGCGTCACATAAGCAGCCGCGCCCTCGGCCACCGCATCGTTCCACCAGTCTGAAGGAGTCAGGCTACGCCACATGTTCCAAGCCCTGCGGACGAACTCGTCAACCAGCTTCAACCGCTGGTCATCCAACGCCTGAACGGCAGCCAACGCGCTATCGGCCATCAGACCCCCATAACGTCGGACGAATCATCCGACGGCAACCCATCGGACGGCACATCGGACGACATCGAATCCGATCCAGAGCCGGTGGGGAACGAATCCAAACCGGACCCGTCACCCAGATACGAATCATTCATCGTCGCATCAGTCTGCTTCGCCGACGAATCCAAAGCCGCGTTCTGCTGCGCCATGGCATTCAGGAAACTCGTATCCTGGGCATCCTGAATCATCTCCGCGATCTCCGTCTCGGTCATATGCAGATAGCGACGGGCGATGGTTTTCAACGGAAGAACACCCTTCACCTGGGCCGCCGCCTGACACTGCTCCAACTCGGACGGAAGCTCCAACGGCTCCCAAGTCGTCTCGAAACGCTCCTCCGAAGCATTACTGCCGGAAGCGGTCAACGCCATCTTCAATAGGAGCACGAAAGCGTCATTGGCCCTCATGTTCATGTCACGGACCTTCAACCGCAGCATACGGGTTGTCAGCTTCGCACCCTCGGCGGAACCAGCCACATCAGGCGAAAGAATCGACAACGGAGTGCCAGTGGCACCTGCCAGAAGCTTCACATCGGAAGCGGCCGCATTCACAATCGGCGTGATATCCGTAATGGACGATTCGCCAATCTTCGCATCGGCGGGAAGCAGCCACAACGCGGCGGGACCCATCTCGAACAGTTCCGAATAGTCGATCTTGTCACCGGCCTGAGCCTTACCGGCCTTGACCGCAGGGTCGCTCTTCTGGTAATACTCAGGCATGTCGCCGGACACCCAACGCTGCTTGAACGCCTGCATCTCCTGAATGCAGAACCGTTGAAAACGCTGCTGGTCGATGGACCTCAACGTCTTCAAGGAAGCCTCGAACTGGCCCTTGCCGTTAGGAGTGGTCAACTGCACGATAGGAAGACACCCGCAATCAAGGGCGAACTTCCAATCATCGCCGGAAGATTGGCCCTCCCACTCGAACTGCGCCTCGAACTCTGGGCGCTTCTTCGAATCGTCGTTGGCAAGGTCATACACGGTGTCCTCGTCATCGACCGAATCGGAAGGCAGTGTGCGCGACTTGACCTCATGCTTTGCGGTACGCGAATAGACGCTCTGAATCTCACCGTCATCGTTACGGACGATGCGGTACAAAGTCAACCGTTCGATCTGCTCTTCCTCGGACCACCCGTACACGACAGCCGAATCCTTGTCGTCGGACACGACCGTGCTCCACGGACTCAATCGTTGGATATACGAAGGATTCTCCCTGCCGAGAACCATCGCATACGCGGCACCGTAAATCGCCGCATCCATGAACATGTTCAACGAACGGACATCCATGCCGCACTTATCCCACATGTCATCCGCATCCGTGCTCCGCATCGTCTTATCGGCGACAAGACGAAAACCGGTAGGATGCTGCGACGTGATTACCGCATCCGCAATCGTATGGGCCAGATTCAACGGGCAGATATCCACAAAACGCCTATACACGGCACTGGCCGTAGTGGTCGCCGCCTTCGGCACGGACTGCAACGGAACCGTCTCACGACCGTCGTAAAACGTCTTCAACACACACAGGTCGGGAATACGATTCTGCAAACGCGTCGCAAGACGCGTCAACGCCATACCGTCACCATCAGGCTCGTCATCACCAGTAACAAGACTTTGCATATTAGAAGATGTGGAAGCCATACGAACACTCCAAAAATCACCAGACCCGCTGCGGCATCACCCGCTGCGGAGTATCATCCTCGAACTGGCCCAAATACTTCTCACGCGCCGCATAAGCCAAAACGCCAGCCATGCACGCATCGATTTTGTGCGGACTCTTAGGCGTCTCCTTATGAATCTGATAGCCCCAACTCTTCTCACGCCGCTTCGCGTTACGGAAATGCGACACAAGCCTCGGGTCGGCACACAAAAGAATATTATTCGGGTCAGGCTCCCCTTCCTCAACAGGCTCGGGAGCATACTCAAACGACGAATGCGCGCACTGCAACGCACGATACATATCCTGCGACCAGTTATTCGTCCAAAACTTCATCATCGAAGACTGGCCACGGGCATACACCTTCATGCCACGCCCATACTCAGCCTCCCAGCCGCCAATCATCGACTCGAAGAAATGCGCATCGGCGAAACAGCCGATGACATTGTAATTCTCGAACATACGACGCACGGCGGCATCGAAACCATCACGGTCAACACGCCAATCAGGGTCCGCATTATCAGGCCGCTGCTGCAACTTGATAAGAAACAGCAGACCATCGGACACGCGACAACCAACCAACGCGGTCGAATCATTACGAATCGAACCATCGAACCCAAGCGTGATCTCCTCATCCTCGTCAATGAAATCCTTCCAGACCCCATCCAAACGAGACGACGAGCCGACCGCACGGCCATACAAATCCCTGTAAGCCAAATGCGACTGGATCGCAGGCTCCGTAAGCCACGAATCCTCACTCGACGCACGAGAGTTCAAATAATAACGAATCGAATCATTCGGGTCCGAATCAGGCTGGTAAATCTGCCCCATCAGACCATGAATGTCAACCCAACCATCCTTCGACGGTCCCGGCTCGACGCCATCATCACGAAGCGAGAACCCCTCAACCGAATAGCCATCGGCATCAACGGCCTCGATACGCCCATCAGGAAGAATGATGTAATCCTTACCATCATCCGAATGGGCGGCAGAACCATACGACTCATACAACGCGTGCTCAAGCTTCTTCTCATCAGGAAAATCCTCGATAGGAAGCGTCGAATACCGATAGTCGAAATACAAGCCCTTATAATGCTTGGAACGGCCAGCCTGAATATCCTCCGCGATCTTCAACGTGTTCTCCGCCACACTGTTCTGACCCGGACGGAAATACGTCGTCATCTCCAACACCCAAGGGTCGGCATCCAACGAACGCTTCGGAAGATTACGCTGAACCGTCTTATACATCGAATGATGCTTCGGCAGCGTATACAGATGCACCTCATCCATCAACGCGAAAGTCTCAAGACCACCATCCTTCGACGCATCACCGGAAGTCGTGGGAATAATCTCCCCACCCTCCGGCAAGCCGATACGGGTCTTCGTGACCTCCATGCCGAAACCCTGCAACTGGGCCAACGGGCCGGAAGTGCAGTTATAGTAAATCGAATCGAAGATATTGCCCGACTGGTCCTCGGACGTAGCCAAACACAGAATCTCAGGACGCTGGACAGGACGGCCAACAGGCTCACCCGGCAGATAATAGTAAGTCTGACCAAGAAACGTATACGTCTCACCCGGCTTAGCCCAATGGTCGAAACGACACGGGCCAAAAGCCTCGAACAAGGCCAGATCATTACCCAAGCCACTCTTGTTGCAACCCTTCGGACGCCACAAGCTCACACGATTGAACCTGCGCCGACCATCCGGCTTCAACGCATAGGCGTTCAAATAGAACTGGATATACTCAGGACTATGAGTGACAGGCTTACCGGTCGCACCACCGCGACCTATGAGACTGAACGTCTCAACCCACCACAACGCCAAACGTCCAAGACTCCTACGCCTATCCTCATAAGTCAGGTTAGGAATCATCAAATGCATGTCAGCCAGCCGCCTCGATCTTGCGACGCCAAGCATCGATATCCTGAATCACAGCATGATTCGAACCATCCGAAGCGGCATGGTCGTCAGCCTCCGGCACATCGAACTTCAACGCACGCATCGAAGCCGGAGTCCAACCCAACTCGTCAAACAACTGACGCACGACCGGCATCAACGTCGCATAACGACGAGTCGAAAGCATCTCATTGATCGTCGCGAAACCCAACTGGACAGCCATCCAGGAAGGAGCCGAACGCAACATCGAAGCATTCGGACTACGCCGATACTCCTCATACCAATGAGCAACCAACGGCAACCACTCCCCACCCTTGGGGAAAATCTGGTTAGCCGGAGGCAAATCAGGCCCCAACTTCCCATCAGGAATCTCCAAAACCTGATTACCGGAATCACTCGTCTTCCTGCCCATAACATCACTCCCCGCAAAGCCCCATTACGGGACGACAAGCGCGAAGCCCGTTACGGCACTACGCGCACCTGCGATGAACGACAATCCGATTAGCCAACGAGTTTTCACCACCCTGCTCCAACGGCACACGCCAAGCGCCAACCGGAAAATCATCACTCAAAACATCAACCGACCGGTCAAGCGGCAACTCACAAACCGGACACGTATGAGAACACGCGTTCCACTCATCCTCGGCAGTCCAAAAACCAGTAGGAACACTCCCCCGCCGCCCGACACGGGCATTCGACCGAGGCTCCCACAACACCGACTTCAACGGCTGCGGAGTACGATTGGGAGCCGCACCCTCAGCCTTCAAACGCTGGAAACGCTTACGACAACGAGCCGAACAAAAAGCCTTGTCCCGACGCTCAGTCTCAAAAAAAGAGCCACACGCCAAACACGCACGACTCATACGACGCTTACGGGCACCACTGCCACTACGCCGCCAACGATCATAATGAGACCTACACATCCCATGAGCATGAACAGGCCCATCACACCCATTCACACTGCACTCACCCTCAGCTAACCGAACGCGGGATGCCTGTACCAACGAGCCTCCTCACGCTCAACCCTCTTCCTTCGCCGCACGTCAGCCGACTCCAAACCAGTCTTATAAGCATGATGCGCACGGCAAAGAACCTGAAGATTATCCCAAGAATCATCATCCGGCTGACCATCCTCGGCACGAATAATATGATCGACCTCATTCGCATGAGCGCCACAAGGACGCAACACGCCATCATCGCCAATCACCGGATACTGGCAACGCCAACCGTAATAATTCAACACCTCACGACGCGTCCGCTCCCAACCAGGGTTAAACCGTTCCTTACGATGCGACTTATTCCAATCGTTGGTCATCACCACTCCTCAGTGCTTCAGGAGGGAATCGAACCCTCACGTCACAGGACAACGCATTTTGAGTGCGCCGCGTCTACCATTCCGCCACCAAAGCAAAAGAACAGGCAACCCCCACGCCACACTCACCACAAAACATGGGGGTTGTCCGTCATCTAACCCAAACCGCCATAAGGAAATCCAATGGCAAAAAATGGCTTTTTACCGCCAGCCACGGCGCGCGGATGCTGAGGGAGTCGAACCCCCGGACCGTTCCCGGTCGCCACCTTAGCAAGGTGGTGCAATAA